AGAATAGCGAAATCAGTCATGGCTCTCCGCCGTCAAGATCATTTCCATCCAGTATATCAACAGTTGACGTTCCACCGTCGTAATCAGCAATTAACTGTGGAACGTTTGATGGTGTGTATCCGCCTGGCGCAGTACCACCGTCAAGGTCAATTACAGTTTTTACAGTTGGCTGCAATACTGTTACTCTTTTAAGCTCAGCAATTACAAAAGCTCCGTCATCAATCGGTGTTGGCTCACGCCTCACCTGAAACGCAACACCATTTACATTTATTGCGGTCATGTACTGAAGTCCGCCAAACAAATCAGCGCGACAAGTTAAAGCGTATTGAAAATTATGGACTTGGCCATCTAAAATTACTTCCGCATTTACATCCAAAATACCAAGGCCAGAAATGGCGCCAGCGGTTACGCCGACGCCAAAGTCACGAAGAAAATCATCAAGATTTTCTTCAAACATCACTGGTACTTGAGCGTGCCCATTCCGCGAACGGAATAAACGTAGGTCGAGCCAGCGCCCTGCGTAGTTACCAGACGAATGTAGCGCTTCAGGTCATTTCGATTCAGGAAAAGAGTCTGAAACGATGCAGACGTAGTGAGCGAAGTGAACGCACCATTGGTCACATCAACAAAATCACCGGATGTGGTGGTGTCGGAGTGTTGAATTTTGAGTGCCAAAGTTGTAGTACCACCAGTGCCAGCAGCGCAATCAAGGGCGATGCGGACCTCCCCATCAAATAGCTGAAGATCGGCAATGTTGGTAGTTGCGCCGGTAAAACTGGCAGTTTCGCTGGCAGTCGGATGAAGCGGAAAGCTCTGAAAAACTTCCAGGTTGCCTTGACGGATTGACATTTTAAGCCTTTGCGGTTGGTTTTGGTGCTGGTTTTACTGGAGCCGGAGGCGGTGCATCCGCAGGAATGGCCCGCTTGGCTTCAATAATTTGCCTGGCAATTGGCGAGGGAAGCTGAATAACCTGGCCAACGGAAAGAAAGGCGTCGCCATTCCAACAGTCAGAGATAATTTCGATCCAGTCAAAACCGTCCAAAATTTCAGTCACTCCGTTGGTATCAAAACGCCTTTCAATCATATCAGGTGCCCTTTGCGAACGACTGTGCGCGACGAACGGCAAAGTCAAACGACTGGAAAACGTTAATGACCACCTGACCACTGGCGGCCTGGGTGTAGGGGTCAATCGTCATGTCCAGTCCGCCCCAAAGGCCAATTACGGCATCGGAGAAATTACCAAAGAAAACGTCGTTGGTTTGAATTTGATTGCTAACTTGGAAGTTGTAGCCGTTGACGCTGCCATCATCACGCATGATGAAATCAGAACCAGCAGCCGAAGCCCGAAGCGTCTGCTTCAGTGCGCCACGAACAACGCTATTTCCCAGGTAGGCCATGCCAGCGACGTTTGCGTTTGTCGCGTAAATCGCGGTTTCCAGGTCAACGTAGTCAGACCAGTCACCGCAATCGTGAGAACCGCCGCCTAGGTCGGCCGGGAAGGTCTTACTGGTGCCGCCGGACATGGAAACAGCGCCAATACCGGGAATGTTAGACAAGCCCAGTGGACGGCTTGAACTGCCGGTGCCATAAACGGCGGTGGCGTCCATCCCGAGGGCAACTTCCTCGATAATGTCAGTGCGAACAAGGCCCTCGACCGCTGGAGTGGTCTGGAGCATGGTCTGACGGGAAATGGGAACACGAACGGCAATTGTTTTTGGCGTCATGTTCACCATACCAAACTGCAATTTACTTGCATTGGCATCAACGTCTTCCCCGATAAAGTAATAAGTGCTTTTCCCAGTTTTCTTGGGAATTTCAACGTTGCCAACCAAACCTGAAAGAATGGTTGGGTTAAGCGCCATGATAGACGATTGATTTTTCAACAGGTCAATAAAAGACCCGGAAAGATAATCAGTCGCAACCAATGCTCCGCCATCAGCGAAAACGCCGACGTTTTGACCACCGGCAACGGCACGGGCAAATTGACGATCGCCAAGCACGTCAGCAGGAACGTAATGCCCCTTGGGGGCCTGCCCGGTCAGTTTTTCGTAATCACGGCTGACGGAAAGTTCATACGAGGCTTCTTGCTGGGCACGAAGGTCTTGAGGATTTGTAATTGCGCGAATCAATTTCAGAATCGAATAACGCTGGATCTCTTTTTGATCCATCCCCAGCAGATCGGCGCCGGAATGGTGGGAGCCGGTAGAAAGTTCGACTTTCTTAAATTTTGGCGATGCCTCGCGGATTTCAACGCAGGCATCCTCAAGTGAAGTGCCTTCCTTGATCAATTTATCGCGCAGTTCATCCTTGACTTCAAAACGCTCGCACATCGCACGAACATTTTCAATTCGATTTCGTTCCTCTGTGACTGCCTGCTGCCGCAGCGTCACCGAATCATTCGTTTCGGTCATTGTTTTGGTGTTTGGTGACGCGGCAATAGCCGCCTGAGCAGTACCGGCATGGCTTCCGGCTTCGGGTTCTAGTATAGCCGAATCAATGCTATCGGCAGCACGACCCAAACCAACTGTTTGATCTGCTGGAACACTAACAGAGGATACCTCTAAAACATTCCATTTTGTAATTAAGTAATTATCGGGTGACATTTCTTTCATCTCTATAATTTCATAAGCAAAACTTACGTTGCGGCATGTTCCGTCTTCAATGTCATTCCGGCGCTTCCATTCAACAGATCCCCTTTCCTCGGTATTTCGACTCCATTTTGGCTTCGTATAGCACCTACGATCGGCACCAAGCCATGCTTTTTCGAGTTTACCCAAAACCACATCACGGTCATGGTTCCACAGGTACGGAGCACCATCATTTGCCCTGGACAAATCCATGGCGCCGGGATCGTGGCTCAAGACCTCAGTTCCGAACCAGCGCTGGACGGGTTCTTCGGATGAAAATGAAAAAGTTAATTCGCCACTGTCACTCTTTTCAACCATCAGGCCGCCGGGAAGCATCCGGCTTTCGGTGCGGCGATCTCCAAGAATTTCACGCAAGCGAACGCCAGTAATTAGCGTTTTATCGAATGTTCGCAGCGGATCAATTTTTGCAAGATCGACAAACATTACTTCAGCAGTCATTTCGGAAGGTTCCCATGACGCGCCGGAGGGCATGTAAACGAGAATTTTTGCTTTTGGCCCAATGTCCTGGCCGTTTTCCGCTTCGTCCTCAAATTCAATTTCTGTAATTTGCCCATACATTTCCTGGTTGCCGCTCAACCAGTAAACAAATTCGCCAATGGCTAACTCACCCGGCTTGACTTTGGCTTGTGGCATCTGCTGGCAACGTACTTGAATCCGTTCCATTATCACTCATTGGATCAGATGGAACAGGGTCATATGGCCCAATCGGAAGGTCTTTTTCAATTTTAATGGCATTTTCGCTTTGAATTGTTGCCATTTTTTCCGTAAAGTCTCCACCGTCATAGTCTTCAATTTGCTCTGCATGCGTTTTAAGCATGAGTTTTCTTTCCGCCTCAATTCTTTTCACTTCTTTGTCAATATCAACCCATTCCCAAGTGCGAGGCTGCCATCTTGGTGAATTATATCGTTCGGGCCTAACTGCATAATCTCCAAATAATTTAAGCGGTAATACGTTAGAAATAACGGCTGCTTCAACCCATTCCTCAAACACCCGCTGATGAAACAGCTCAATAAAATGCTGATGAATTGTTTTCCAGTTATCATGGTCTTCAATCCTTGATGCCTTTACGCTGGAAAAACTTGTGCCACTGTAATCCCTTGAGATTGTTTCGTAGCTTGCGCCATAGCCAGCGCTATACCTTCTAATTAGATTTTGAACAACCTGTGGATACATGCCATCGTCCGGCCCGAAATCGGGCGGCTGAACAGTGTCACCGGGCATTAGCACGCTCCACTGACCAGGCTCCGTGTCAATCACACGCTTACCCCCATCAGTTACCGGATTTTCGTCTTCATCAAGATCACCAACCGGAAATTCTGGATCGCCCGGAATTATAAATCCGAGCGAGCCGGCCTGAACACGCTTACGCACCCAATGTGCTTTTTCGTACTGATTTAGATTGTGCCCTGTTAAGACAACGGACGTAAGCCAAGGAATGCCCCTGGATTGATTTGCTCGCTCTGGAAAGAAAATATGAATAATATCCTTTGCGTCAACAAAGGAATACTTCTGTGGAGAGTTAATGTAATAACCTAACTCCATGTCACCAGGATGCTTATTCAGCAGCGCATATCTAGCGGGCCTACCCCATTCATCAACTTCAATGCCAAAACGCCAGTAATAACCCAACCTATCACTTCTTCCCGTATAATCTTCGTCAAGTTGATCGGCTTCAATTAGCTCAAGGGCAAGTGGAATCCTTCCGCCACCAAATGGGCGCCGATGAATCCTGACAATAATTTCACCAGTTTCCGGCTGTGACTCTGCAATTGCCCACTCAAACTGCCTGAAACTTTTCTGGCCGGATACATCACAAGTATTGGCCTTGCACCATTTTCTCCATTCGGCTTCCTGGATTGAGCAGCGTCTGTCGTCTTTGTCGTTGGTTCCAAGTTTTTTGATCGTAGAGTGCATACGGATTCCGTATGGACCCACCATATTTACTTTGGTAGTTCGCTTTGCTTGGCGAGCGTAGGGGTTATCCCTGCATTCCTTCCTACAGCGATCACGAAGATTGCGAAGGCTTCCGCGTAGCTCCGCGTCGGCTGACGTATTTGAGGCAAAAATGTCCGCTACAAGTCGGTTGTAGCGAGCTGCCTCAAACATCCTCGCCTGACCACGGACGGCCCCAGCCTGAGACCGTCGCGCCCTAGGGCCTGGGCCAGTGCTCCACCAGTCCCTCAGTGCCGAACGAATGCCCATCAGGTGAACCTCACGAAAACACGGCGGGGGTCACCCTGGCCGGACTTGATTTTTTCAGCAATTGATTCCCGTGCTACATCAGCCTTTAGTAGGTCTATATATTGATTCAGTTTATCCAGATCCTCCCTTTTGTATGTTCGAGTTCCAATTCTGTATTCCTTACTTCCGGTTGCTAATTTGTGTGCCGCCTCCTGGGCCTCGTCCAGTCGTCTCCGTGCGGTTGAGCGACTGTCCAGGGCGACCGCAGTGCCGCTAAACGCAAGACTGGCCACAACGGTAAAACTGCCCGTCCTGACCGTTGCGCTACCGGCTGGTGTCTGGGCAATGGCCTGAAAATTCCAAGAACCCGGAGTCATTCCGGCTGAAACTGCGGAGCTTAATGAAAAACTCCAGACAAAATTACTTAGCGTGCCAGAAACGGAAGCACCACTATTGTCGTTGGTGCGAAAATAGTAAACGACGCTAGTAATGTCGGTAGAAAAATCATCTTCCTCCCACTGAATGGAATCGCCAGCATAAATTGAGGAGGGAAAAGTCATTTCAGAACGTTAAACGATCGAACAGGTGCCTGCCTTTTCTTTGGTGATTCTACACCAGAAGATTCAAGCTGTGCAGAAATTCTGCGCTCAAACTGTTGCCACATTGTTTTTTTGTTATATTTCCTGTAAATCATATGCAGCATTGCATAAGCATATACAAGCGAGTCAAGCGTTTCAGCCCTTAGCCCCGGTTTTCTTGCCCATACTCTTTTTGGCATTCCATTGCTTTGATATTTTTGTATTTGATGCTCTGAGGTTAATTGAGTAAAATAATTTTCATCTACATCACGGGGAAAGTGAATGTATCCTGGCCCCATTTGCTGATGATGCCTCAATCTGCCCATTATTCTTGTTTTGATAATATCTGTCCCAAGAATATAAACAGTTGCAGAATCTTTTCGTGGTCTGTCTTTATGCGTGTATTCAGTTTTTGATCCCTTTCCCAGAACGGGCTTGTTTGTTTGACTAGATCCCTTAATTGCATAAACATTTTTTCTTTCCATTTTTTTGCAGTATTCATAGACGTAGGGAGTGTGGTCGCCGTCACTGCTATCAATCGCAGTTGCATCAATTGTCAGTACAGCACCGCTTGAAAAACTGTATTCATCACAAATCATTTCTGTTAACTGATCCCAAGTATCAGCCCTGGAATAAGAGCCAAAAATTTGCCCACGACCGATAACCCATGCTTCAGGCTCGGGCCCTGGCGAGTCGGAGTCTGATCCACGGCCCCAGCCAACTAACTGCCAATCCAGCCAATCGTCCTGAACGTCAACGCCGAGGG